AGCCTTGGAGGTGCGGGGTACCTTCGGCGCCGGTTTCGCGTCCGATGATTCCGTAGATGCATCGATCTCCATCGAGGAAGTCGACAGTGGCTTGGCACTCATCGTCGGTGGGATTATTGAGCGTAAAACAAAAGCGGCGTGATTTTGACATCATGGGAATGAAAAAATGAGTCTTGGGATTTGGGACATAAGTGTGCTAGGTAATAGAGGCTAGCACACGAGGTCTTGGCCCAAATTTTGGCGAAACCTCTAAATCCCACAACGACATTATGGATATAACACCAAGAACCATACGGTTTGAAGACGAGGAGCATCCATTAGGAGTTATCGCCAACCTCGCCGCTCAAATAAACACCGAACGTCAATACGGTTTCCCAGACTACGGTCCTAGAATGCCTCGCTCATACCGTACTCCAACAGGGGCAACCCATACGAGATTTGGACCAGAGAGGTCCGAACGAGGAAGTTTACGAGGTTCAAGAACCTCTGGCCAAAATGGATCGAGTGAAGTTGGAGCTGACCTTATAACCAACTGTGTGCTTGGTGAACCTATGTTATCCTTGTTACCATACCCTAGACCAGCCCTAACAAATTTAGGAGACTCCATGGGGTACGGCCTACGTACCCATGTCAGAATATACTGCAAAGGAACCAAAATTTGCCGCTTATTTTGGCGAAACCCTAGTATTGGAGATCATGTCAGAGGAGGGCCCTATGTAATGCACTATTGCCTTATCCAAATGAACAAGGACAAACGCATCGGTGACACTATTGACGGCGAACCACCTACTGGGTTCTCTGGAAGCGCCGTATTTGAAAAATTTTTCCGAGACTACTCAGAAAGCAATGACACGTGGCGTACTTTCGAAGACACGGAAACGTGGCCACAACCCACACAAGGAGAGTGGAAACAGTACAAAAACTGTAACAACATAAATCCGAACAACGGAATGTTCAAACTCCTCATGCGGAAACGGTTCATACTTGAGTGCCCAACTGCGTTCACTCAACAAAACCTGGCAGGCAAAACGAGGTCCGGCACGCGCGAAGTTCGGATGTACAAAAAATTGCCCCACCTTGTCACATGGGAGGACAAAGGCGACGCGACCCCGGAACGACCCATCTACGAGCTCTGGTGGGGATATACAATGTCACCGGCACAAAATACAAATGTGACAGGTGGCAACCCAGGAACGTACAACCACTATTCCACATGTGCCACAAATACAATGTACTTCAAAGACGTCGGCCATGCCTAGTCTACGACGATTTCAACAACGATGGCGGTACCTGAAGATCCGCCGAGGAATGCGATCGATCTACAGACCGGCCTACCGTACAGCCAGACGATACCGTGCCCGTCCTTTGGCACGCAGATACCCTACATGGTACTTTAATTACGGGCGCTACAAACGCCTTCGTTATTAATTAAAGAGTTGTAATATTAAAACGGTCTTCCGTCAAAGCATCCATATTAGGAAATTCGTTACAAAAAACCACAACGTGCACAGGATTCGGTAGAAACTTAGTTCGTGACGCGTATTTGGCTGAAAATAATATCTGGTCCTTTAACTTTTCCAGGACAGAGTACTGCAAATACTCCATGTGGAGTCTAGGGATGTCAAAAATAAAAATTGATTTCGTGGTGTCGACAGCGAAGGTGAGATCGTCTCTCTTGCCCACAGAGAGCGCCTGGACTTGTCCAGCGAACTTCGTAAAACAATAGCGAACAAAATAAGACTTTCCCATACCTCCGGATTCGTCGACATAAAACATAACAGACCGGTCATCAGGCGCGGCCTCTAAGCGGTCGACGAGGAGTCGCTGCCACTCTCGTAAAGATCCTCCTGATCCGAACTCAGGCTCTGGACGGAGGTGTTCGACCAGGTCGAGTAGACTCGATCGATATCTAAGGTAGAGCGAGGGGAACTGGCGCGCAACCTCGCGCTCCGACGGGGATGTGGACTGTTCCTTGACCCACGCGGTGAAGGCTTCGATATCGGTTCGCTTGCCTTGGCTAGCAGGGAAAACTCCGAACTCTTCATAATCTCCGTCTTTTTTGCAGTAATCGGATGCTTGCTGGGAAGTTCCACGGGTGGTCTCCAGATGGAGGCGCGGCGAAATGGAGCGGTGAAGGAATGAAAATCGTTGTGGTGTGGGAAGGATGAGAAAGCCTTGGAGGTGCGGGGTACCTTCGGCGCCGGTTTCGCGTCCGATGATTCCGTAGATGCATCGATCTCCATCGAGGAAGTCGACAGTGGCTTGGCACTCATCGTCGGTGGGATTATTGAG